CAAGAAAGCCAGAGTCTGAGGCTATAAGAAAACGGTTGCCGTCTTCCACATCAATCAGGTCGTACACCGGCTCGCAGTAGGTTAATTTCCCGCTCAAGTTCAGCAATGCGGGCAACGGCTGCATCATACTTTCGTTGAAGCTCGGGTATTTGCCGTCTGTTTCGGCAGTTTTCAGAACGGCTGACAAACCGAATGTTTCCAGGTTCGTAGTTACCGTCTGTGTCGATTCTATCCATTTCGAGGTTCGGGTCATCCCAGCCTTCCAGAGTTTGAACATATCTAAGAAAAGACCTTTTATCAGTCCTCCACTGGTCGAATACCGTGATGCCTCTTGCCCCATAGTTTTTATAACCCTTATCCCTGGGGCTTGTTGTTCGCGTGATCGCCGCTGACAGCCGGTTGAGTAATCGCGTTCTGTGTGCATCATCCGGCATTGCGTCTTCGTAGCAGAAATACTGTTTACGATATTTTTTTGTTGCTTCAAGGGCGCAGCGGTTGCATTGAGTGGTTTTACCCGCTCTGACGTTGTCATAATAGACCCGCCCCGGCATCTCTCCGCAATCACATTGGACGAGTAGTTGTCTTTGGCCTTGTCGTTTTGGCAACTCGCGCAGGATAACCAAGCGTCCATACCTCTCTCCAGGGCTAGGCCCATCATATATCTGTTTGAAGCGAGTTGCTTTGCCTGCTTCCAGGAATGCGCCAAGATTTTGTGATCTTCGGTCATTAGCACCCCGTCCACATTTATTACCGGTTTCCACCCCATAAGGTGCGCGCCTTTTGTATTCACCCATTTTTCACCGCTCCATACTTTATCTGTTGATGTAACCGCCATAATATCCTTAAATCCGCCATCGGTCAAAACCTGGGTATGACGGTGAAGGCACGCTTTACCAATCTGGCGCAAGTCTTTACGTTCTTTCTTAATGTCATCAGGGTCCATACCGAACATCTTGCCTGCGGTTACACAGTAAATATCCAGTCCGGCGCGGAACGTATCGAGCGCGGTTTCTTCACCTGCCAGCCACGCAAGCCCGCGGCCTTCAACGTTAGAGTAATCGGCGACGACAAACTTATGCCCGGCTTCCGGTATTATGCAGCTACGCACAGTAGATGCCGTTAGTTTGGCTACATCAAAACGGCGATGGGCGCGGCCCTTAAGTAACGCTGAAATGCCTTTATCCAGCTCATCATCATGATAGTAACCGCGTGCCAGGTTCTGCGGCTGGAAGCCTTTACCTGCCCATCGCAGAGTACGTTTTGCCCCACCGTACTGCAAGCAACCGCGACGGCGGTCGTCCGAAGAGCGGCCCCGCAGCAGCGGGTTATATTTCGTGGACGCCGTGGACGCGGCCCCGAGGCGCATTTCGATAATCGTGCGTGCGTCGTCCGGTAAATCATCGTCGGCCAGCAGGTCATTCAGCGTTGACTTCTGCACGTTGTGGATTCGGTGCGCAGGGGCAAGTTCGCGCAGAATCGGCAGAAAGTCTTTACCAGTAAGCGAGCCGCCGTATTTGCGTTGGGCCTCTTCCTGTAACTGCGCTTTGTGTTTCTCCACGGCTTCAATCGCGGCTTCTGCCAGTGCCACGTCAACCTTAAACCCGCGGTCGTTGATTAACTGGTCCAGTTCCAGTACACGGTCCTCGAACTCCGAGTTACCCCAACGTGGCAGCTTATGGAATACCTCACGCATCGCGGTAATATCGCTCACGGCGTACTTGATGAACAACGCCCATTCATCAGGGTGCGTCTCGGCGGTGTAGCGTCTGATTTTGTAGTTCTTCGGTGTCGGTTTAGAGAAACGCTGAATCAGCGCCTTGCCACGCTTATCCTTCGCATTGTCAGCAGACACGCCCAGCACTTCGCACAATGAGTCAAGTGAACCCGGCAATGCATGACGAAACGCCCAAATCATCGTATCAATGGTGTTGCGTACCGGAATATCAAAGCCCCAGCAGTGCTTCATTATGAGCCTGTCGAACATTGAGCCGTTGTGCCACACCATCTTAATGCGACTGTTAGGCTTAACCAGACGACGTAACGCGCGGTGCAAATCGCCCGGCATGTCACTGCCGTCGGTGCAATCCCACACCTGCACAGGCTCGTCGTCAAAAGCGTATGTACAGATAAGCACTTCGGTAGTTGGATGCTCGGCGTAAGCGTAGGAGCCGACTTTCTTTAAATCGGCTTCGGAGAATGTTTCAAAGTCTAAGAACAGGTAACTCATTATTTTCGACCCTTAGTAAAAAGGCCCAATGAAGGGCCTTAGTTAAATTGATTCAGAGATTAACGGCGACGACGTTCGCGGCGCGGTGCTTCATCTTCTTCGTCGTCTTCCAGGTCACTAACACTTGCAGCAACTTTAGAACCACCAAACGCTTTACCTTCGCCGACGTATTTAATTGCCAGCAGGTTAACACCGAGGACTTTATATTTCTGGCTGAACCAGATTTCTACGCTTACGTTAGCAACGCAGCCACTGTAAACCTGTTCACCTTCAATCTGTTCGCCGTCTACATTGAAGTCCTGCTCTACCTGAGTTTCGCCTTTTTTAGAGGTTACAATCAGCGGCTGTTTTTGTGCTTTCGCTTTGAAGTAGAAGCCTTCCGGGAAGTCTTCAAATGGATTGTCTCGCTCGGCAATGTCTTTAATCGCGCATTTATCCATGTGCTTACCTTCGCCGTAGTTTGACTTCATCCACTTCTCGGCAGCGGCTGCACCTAACGCTTCTTCAACCACAGCGTAAACAGTATCGTATAGCGCATCGATTTGAGCATGGTCAGACGGCAGGATTATAGTCGCGCTGTACTGGCCTTTAGTGATGGAGCCATCGTCGTTTTCACGGTCTTTTTCGCGTTCGAATACGTTAACCCAGGCAGTGTTTACTTTACGCAGATTCAGCTTAATACCCATATCTCGATTCCTCAGTTTTTAGTTTACTCCGGGAAGCTGCCCGGCCAGTGATTAGAACTATAATAGCCAACTATTCAGGTGTCAACACTTTATTCCAAATCTTCTTCACTAACCTGATTCCACTCAGGCCGTTTGTCGTCTGCCGTTGTGATGCATGGGGCACCTGGTTTACGTGTGATGAAGTCTTTCAGTTCTTCTTCCGGCACAACTTTAACCGCTTCGGTCGGCGTCATGAGCACTTCTTTAGTCAGCTTGTCGCCGTAGAGTTCTGTTACTTTCTCCGCGTCTTTCCACGCACGATTGCCCATCTTACCTTCAACCAGCTTGTACCCAGGAACTTTCTTACCGGAATGCAACGCGGCAGCCATAGCTTTCTCAACCTTGTCGATGTGCTGGCGCAACAACGGCAACTTCTCGTACTCAGCTACGAGTTCCTCCGGCGTAAGTTCCAGCGCAAAGTCGTCCTCCAGTTCTTCCGCCAGCACCGCGTTGACGGTTTTTGTACGCGCGGCGCACTGCTCTGAGAAACGGCACCATTGGCAACCGTCGACAGACGGCCTGAAGTCCGACGCTTTCAGGTTCTTTTTACCACGGAAATACGCATCAAGAGCTAACAGCGCCCGTTTCTGCGCAAACTTAGCGAACAGTTCCAGACCTTCAACCGAGATGTCCCACTCCGACGCGCCGCCAGCGTATGGCTGAAAGATGACCAGACGAACGGTTGTTATGTTATAACGTCTCTTGAGTCGGCGATAAACACCTAGAGCGTAGAGCATAAGCTGCTTGTTTTCTTTCGCTTCTACACGATGCCGCCCGGTTTTCAGGTCGCCAATAATCAGCATGTGCTCGTCGGTGTTAGCCAGTTCCTGAACGGCAACAAGGTCAGCGGTTCCGAACGTCTCAACGCCTTCGTAACCAGGATGCAACACCTCAGTAAGATTTACCCGCATCTCGAGCTTGGCATAAGTCGCTACGTCTATAATCGCTTTGCAGTAGTCGGTGTACTTTCGCACCTGCTCAATCATGTCCGCCGTAATCAGTACCGCGCCTTTCATCGGGCTGATTAGCGCCTTAATCTGGCCTTTACCCTCATCCAGCACGTAAGCGCCAACTTCACGCTCTAACGGCAACGCAGTGCCGCGGATATAGGCGTTGAGATGGACTTCAGCTATGGTGTGGCACGCTGTCCCCGTAACGGCGGATTTACCCGACGTGTTAGGAATATCTTTTTCACAGGCCAGTGATGCAGCGCATGACAGCCATTTTTTAGCACCTGACGGCGAAAGTAAGGCGTGAACATCGTTATTGCCGCCGCGTTCTTTTAGAATCATCGTAAACTCTCCAAATACAAGTTTAATGCCTGTAGCTGTTCTTCTGAGGGGGTGAAAGAATCATCGCGATGTAAGTCGCTTAACTGTTGCAACATTCCTGCGAACTGACGTCTTGCGTCAACAGCGGCCATGTGATGCTTTTCACTTTTGTATATTAATGTTTTCGGGTAATCCTCAAGCCTACCAGAAGATTTATTCACGCGGAGCGCCCGGGCTTCATGCGCAATGTGGATGTACTTTTTGCCGAGTAGCTACGCCGCTGTTCTTTCTGCGGTCACCGACGGTGTAAACCTTGTCACCGCTGCGCAAATTAAGCCACCATTTATCCGTCATACCCTGCTCTCCCACTGGTCAATTAAATGTCTGGTCTGGTGCTGGCAATGCATGGCCCATCCATACATCGACTCGAAGACATAAAAGTCAGGCTTGGCAAAAGTCGTGCGCTTAATCTGCGACACATGACGGCCTATATCTTTAGCCCGCGGTACTTTGCCTAAGTACGCCATCTCTTCCATCTGGTGCGCACCTGACGGCGCACGCAACAGCCACAACGCCTCTGTGTTATCCCGCCTGTCAACGGCGCGGTAGAGTTGGTAAATCATAATTACGACCCTCAGTTAAAGCGGCCCGAAGGCCGCGAGATAATTATTCTTCTTCGAAATACTTGTTCTTGATTGCTGTCAGGCGCTCCAGGTACTCAGCCAGGTCTTCGTCTTTAATCGCGGCAATCTTCATCTTCTTACCGGTGAACTCTTCCAGCAGTTCATCAGAATCGTCGCACGCGGCATCGCTCGGACCTTCGTTAATTGCATCGTCGATAGCCTGAATATGGTCACGAAGAGACTGGTAATCGACTTCTTCTTTCTCTTCCTCCGGCTCTGGCGTCGGTTCCTCTACTTTAGCTTTACGCGGCTTACGTTTTGGCTTCTCTTCTTCTGCCGGTTTAGTGTCGACGATGTCTTCACCTTCAACCGGGATTTCTTTTGTTTCTTCTTTAATACTTTCAGAGAACTGCTCAATTTTATGAGCGGCTACTGCGGCAGCCTCTTTGGCAGTAGTTGGCGCGAACTGTTTCGCACTATTCGCAGCAATCAGTTCATGTGCAACTACGAAACGTTCCAGTAATACTAAGAATTTCTCTAACATTTGTTTCTCTCCTCTCGTTTGGTATGGGCTAACTATAATAGTGAACTATTCACATGTCAATGGGCTTTTCTAAAATAATTAATATGATACTATTCACATATCAACTAACTAAGGAGTAATTGTCATGCAACCATCTGAACTAGGCATCCGTGTAGAAAAACGCCGTAAAGAACTCGGCATCTCCCAGCGCCGTCTGGCGGTGCTGACCGGGGTTTCCCAGGGCGCAATTAACCAGCTGGCACTTGGGGTAACCCAGGACGTCCGCCCGGCAACGCTGTTTAAACTGGCGGAAGTGCTGGAGGTAGACGCCAAGTGGCTGGCGCTAGGTGAAGGGGCTTAATGCCCCTTTCTTTTTACCTACTCCAAATCCTCCTCTGTCACCACCAGCATTTCATTCGGTTCGTATATTGTCTTCGGTCTTAATCTGTCGCCCATCTTTTCCGGTATCCTGTATGTGCCCGGTATAACTTCACCGTTAACATCACATCCAAGCATCAACTCACCGTCTTTCAGCATCTTCTCGAGATGGTGGTTGGTGATAGCGTGGTCGCCAGAGTTCGCCACTATCTGCCGTTGGGTAAAACCGCGTCCGGTGTCGTCGGCCTGCTGCAGGTCTTCCAGCGCGGCGAGTATTGATTCCTTACGCCCTTCATCCTTCCCGCGTTTTACAGCATTCTTTACGTTTTCTTTACCTTCTTTCGTCAGCCCTTCTTCCCGCTCTTTCTCCTCGTCAGTTTTGAACGGCTCGAAGCCCCACGGCATCAGCACAAGTGCCTTATGTGGTTCTGGCAGGTCGAGGTTTACGATTGTGCCGTATTCCTCTGTGCTACCCAGGAACTCAACAGCACGGTACTCTTTCGGCGGTGGCGCTTCGCGGAACTGTACCGACTCCAGCACCATGCCAACCGTTTTCTGTTGGGGCCCGTGCTTAAATTTAGAGTGGTATACGTTTATCTGACGGTCGGTCGCGCGTTCAATTGTCAGTTCCACGTCGACGCCAGCATACAGCGCACCACTGCCGCGGGCTTTCTTCCCACCCTTCGGCGTATGATGGACAACGCCTACTGCGGCTTTAGTCACGTCACGTACTTCTTTCAGGATGGCAATGACTTTACCCATGCCGATTGCCGTCGATGAACTGTTCTCGTCGAACTTATCAATCGTCAAAGCCAGGGTCTGGTTTAGGGTGTCGAAGGCAACCATGCCGATGGGTTCGTCACCCGCAGTTTCACGCATCAACTTAATCAGGTTTTTAAGTTTTCCGACTTCACCCATGTCGATGACATGTACATAATCTTTACCTTCCTCACCATATTTAGCCGCTAGTGCGTCAATACGTGTGCGTGTAGCCGCGCCACCCTCACCGTCGATATAGAAGTGATGGCAACGCTGGGTGTCCGCCCCGGCGAACCGGTATCCGGCGGCGCTCAGGTACATCATCCCCAGCGTATAGAATGATTTGTACGTGCCGGATTCCCCGACAATATCCCAGATGCAATCTGACGGCATATACCCTTCTACGACGAAATCAGCCTTTACCGGTTCCGGTAGCTCGTCCTCCTCGGGGTCCTCGTCGTCTTCCAGGTCGTCGAGGCTGCATGAAACAGATTCACGTGCGCCCCAGCCGATAGCCTCAGCGACTTCACTGAACGGGAGACCAGTCGCATCACACGCATATTTCCACACCTCTTTCGGCGACATGCCTTCGGTTGCCGTAATGTCAGTGTCGTGGATCATGGTTACGTTCGGCGCTTCGTAGCCCTCGCGCGGGAAGCACAGCAGGAAGTCGTCCGGGCGCGGCGTAGGGTCGCTGTAATTTTCTGCATGTTCCGGCGTAGCTGGCATCTTAAGGCCGCGGGGCGTCATAACACCGCCGTACTCAAACGCCAGCGCCTCAAACGCATCAGTAAACGCGGTACGCAGTTCTTCTGGTATCTGGTAGTCAGATGCGCTGCTCACCTCGTAATCCGGGATGCCTTCCAGTAACTCTTCCGGGTCAATCAGGTCGTTTCGGCGCGACCAGATAACGGTAGAGCCAACCGGCGGCAGGTACATAGGCTGCGACAGAGTGAAACCGCTGCGGTCCGCGCCCATGCCTTTGAAGAAGTGTTCCAGCAATCCATGGCGAACACGGATGATGTCTCCACCTTCAACCGGGCGGCCCAGCGGCATGACGACGCGAAAGCGTGGTGACTCATCGGTATGGGATGCCGTGGTGTAGAGGCACATAGCCAGGCGGCTGCGCTTAACCAGGCGCACAGCTTCCTGATACTCTTCCGGTGTTGCGCTGTCGAAGTCCAGGTACGCCAGCGACGATTTGCTTACAGACGCGTCACAGCGATAGAAGAAGCCTTTACGCGCTTGCTTAAAGTCACCGGTTTCCGGGTCTTTTACGGTGCTGTGTGTAGAGTCGCACGCAGCGGTGATATACCCGGGCGCGGTCTTAGGGTTAATCCCATCGCGAACGACATCAAGCGGCTGGATTAACTCTTTCAGGTCGTCCAGTGTTGCCGTATGTGTGGTTCTGACGTTTATATCCTTTTTCTCCGCCCGCGCGTTGCGACGGGACCACGAGTAGGATAAAATTACATCGGACATGTTGTATTTCCTTCAGCAAGTAATTTGGCCTCGGCGTTCACCGCGTCGGGGCTTTCTTTTATTCCAGGTCTTCTAAAGTAGCAGCCATTCCGCGAACTTCAGCAACAGCACCATATTTCCCACCAACGTTTTTCACGACACCCGATTTAACCAGTACCTTCAACGACCCTTCAATAATGGCGGAACTATAGTACTTAAAATAACTACGGCGCAAGTCCATAACGCTGCACGACCCTTTTTTGCGGGTTAACGAAACGACCGCCGTAAATACGCGTGACTGGAACTCGGTCATTTAACGTTCTCCTTAATCCACGCTTCCACTTTCTCTGGGTCAAACGTACCGGGCTGGCGGCGGCCCATAATGCGGATACAACAATCCGGGAACTTCCCACTCTTTAACCAGTTATTAAGCGTGCGGCGAGTAACCCCAATACGCTCAGCTACCTCATTCTGTGTCATTCTCAAACCCTCATTATCAGTCAACGAAACCAAGTATACATTGCGAATAATGGGAAATCAAACATAATCGCACCTATTGACATTATGGAAATCTTCGTTTAAGGTGCTTCTATATCTTAGTTACTTTTATTCTTGTTCACCTTGTAAGAATGTTTAACCCGTGCGTCAAGCAAAGGGTTAAACACAGGCTTACTGAACATTAGAATTATCGTAACTTTCCTTCCTAAGTATCTCCGGTTGCCCTGGGCAAGCTATATTCTCATCGGCGGCATATCTCTTAAGTATCTGATTTTCTTAATGTGCCGTAGATTCGCAACCGTAAAAATGTAACGATTAGTGGGCAGGCTTAAGGCCTGCCCTTTAGTTACCAAGTAATAAGAATAAAGGCACAACCTTCCCCGAAGAATCACAACGGCAACGTAACTATTCTCTTGCACACCCCAATATAATAGGATACTATTCACTTATCGGAACGAGACAGATGAGTGAGGGTTATGTTTAGGAAGGGTCAGTTGGTGAAAACGAAACGCGGTGGGCAGTACGTAATAGTGTTGCAGGATGAGAACAAGTATGACGAGGATAATATAGTCGACGTATGGGGCCTGGTAAGAAAGAAACCCGGGTTCGCCTTACGCGATAATCTGGAATTAATTGGCAACAATTTTAAATTCAAAGGGGTATTCGATGGCGGACTGAAAGCCTCATTCACAACGGCATCGAATCATGATGCTTGTGCCGACGACTCTGAGTGAGGTTGCCGTAAATGAGAATTCGTATAACTGATGTTGAACAAACATGCCCTGAGGAATACCAGGACGTTAGCCTTGCGTACTTTGGCGTCTCTGTTGGTGATGAGTTCGACGTAGGGATTAGTTGCGAATATGGGTTTGTTGTAAATCATCGCGGCGAGAATTTGTTCGTCCGTAATTCTGAATGCGAAGTTCTGGAGGACTAAGTTATGAGAGAAGCATTCGAACGGTGGGCCGTCGTCGAGGGTCTGCCCGTTAATAAGGGTTCGAAGAAAGAGTACCTGAACGTTAAGACGCGTCTCGCGTGGCGGGCGTGGAAAGCTGGTGTGTTGTCTGTTGCGAATCCGAGGTGAGATATGGGTAAGTGGATTAAGTGTAGTGGGATGCTGCCGGGCAATGGGTATACGGATAAGGAGTTCCTGGTGTATGAAACGTTGAATAACGCAGTGCAGCACGATTATTACATCGTCCCTGATGATGTGAGAAAGCCTTTCTGGAATCACTACGATAAGTTTGTTACCCACTGGATGCCGTTACCCGAGCCGCCGGAAGTGTGATGTTCGATAGTTTGGGATTTTACTGAGTGACTTACGCTGCTACACAGCAGCGTATCATTTTTCTCATTTTTGTTCTATTTCACCAAACGCAACAATCGAAGCGACTATTGCAGGAGATGCAACAATACAAACACCAATAAAATTTACTTGCACACTGGGGGAGAATAGGATACCATTCATTTACACAAACGAGAGGAGAGGCAGAATATGGTTACTTTGATGATTATGGAGTTCGAAAACAGCGCTGCAACTTACCGCGAGATGACTATGGCGCAGGCGTACCACCTGGCTAAACACGGCAACTTCTACAAGGCTCAAATCATTAATGAGTTTGGGGTAATTGACTATGAATTTTAACAGCTACACCGTGACCGTTGATTTTGAGGGGCTGGAGTTGCCCCTCCCTAACAACTACCGGTACATAACGCGCGATAATAATGGGTTTATTCAGGGGTGGAGGAACAAACCGACGGACACTGAGTTCGGGATGTCAGGAGGAGAAGAGCTGCCGATCACGTTCGGGCATCAGAGTAGTAATGAAGAACTTAAAACGGTGATTCGTAAGTATCGTCGCCGCGATAACACCGGGCTTATCGCAATAACAGGCGCTGTTGAATAAGCGAGAGGAGAGACAGAAGATGAGTAACAAAAACGAAGTATTCGAGTGGCTGATTGACCAACTACGGCAGCAGGTAAATAGCAACCCGTACAAGCAACAGTGCGAAGACCTGGCGCACGAGGTGTTGTCACTCAAGAATCAGTTACGTGATGCGTCAGAACATATTAAGGGGTTGCATAAGGCGTTGGCTACAGCTACAGGTGACGTAGGCGCTTATATAGCAGCAGAGCAATCTGGTTGCCGTAAGGAAGATACTCAGTACAACGCCTGGAGGCCGCATTATGGTGCACGACAACCTGTGCCGGATGGGACTATGGTATTTATCCGGTATCGCAACGGGGAGGAGCCGAAACACAGTGTAGCAGCAGAAAAGCGGTCGTGGATTTGGGATGGAACATACGCAGACATAGTGGAATACAAGATTGACACACAGGAATGTGAACATGACTATCGTTTGGTTCTGTGGTGTAGCGACTTACAGCAGTGCTCTAAATGCGGGGTGATCAAATGACCAGCATATTATTTATCTGGGTATTGTCCGCAGGCCAGATGCAGCTAGCGGCATCAGAAACGTTTTATTCGATGGAGGCGTGCCAGTCAGCGGCACGCGCCGCAGAGAACGCGCACTTTCTGTTTCAGGGTGACAAGCCCAACGACTCAGAGGTACGCGCTATCTGCTCACCTAAGCGACTTGGTAAACAGGAGAAGTGATTATGGTACAGAGATACTCTAAGTATGGGTCTGACAACCATTTCGGGGACCGTCACGGGGCGTGGGTTAAGTTTGAGGACTACCAGAATCTTGACCACAAGCTGTTGGAAGTTGAAGCCGAGTTACAGAAATACAAAGACCAGTTCCCTGATTACGTCGAGTGCGCGAACTGTGGGTCAGTTACACATTTGGAAGGGGTGGAGTGATGGTACAGAGGTATGAGGTAAAAGCGTGGGGCCTGCCAGAGCCTGAGATGGCTGAGTACGCATACGGCGATTATGTAGAATACGACGCTTATCTTAAACTGGAAGCAAAGTTACGTGAATTCGCTGAACAGGTAATGTACGAACCTTGTTCGAAAGTTACAGAAGAAATGGCCCGCGAGATTCTCGGAATATGAGCCTTGCAACTGACATCCTGAAACGAAGCGGCCTTGCGCCGCTGTCACCGAGAACGAACACCCGAATATACAAGCGCCGCCGTAACGCGCTGTACCCTGAGATTCAAGCCAGACGCAAAGCAGTCCGCGCCTGCGGGTTCCAGAACGGGAAGGCCGTTAACCTGGGTGAGTTTAAAACACAGGAACGCGCAGCAATCGCAAATAGGTTATTTAATTACTGGAAATCGCTGGGGTACGATGATATTCCGACGAAGCCACAGAGACGACAATACATCTGGAGACACAAATAAACCGTTATTAAGATAATTCCTACCCGTGGTATCCTCCAGTTACTGCATACTTAATACGCACCTGGAGGATTCATCTTGGATAAATTTACTGAAACAGTGACAGGCTGGCTTCTCGCTGCCGCGCTAGCCGGAGGGGTAATCGGACTAAGGCAACATAAGTCCGTTATTTCTGGCCCCATCGATGGCTTCTGCTTTATCGCTACCGGCTTCACTTGCGCCGTATTTGGCGCACCTCTCGCGGCTCAATGGTTCGGCATTACCGGCGAGAGCGAGATAGCTGGCCTCGGATTCATCATTGCCATTCTCTGGATGCCTATCTATTCCCGCCTTTCTGGCATCGTCGCCGGAGAATACATCGCACGTCGAGGAGGCCCGGATGAATGAGTTATTCTGGTTCGGCGGTATGCTGGCAATCGGAGGCACATCGCTGTTTAATGTGTATCACCCCAGCGTTGACGACGGGCTATTTGGTCGGGTGTTCTATATCCTGACCGCTATTGTCTGCGCTGCCGGGGGCATTCACCTGTTACAGGGCAGCATGTCGCCCACGTTGCCTGAGACATTAATCACATTAGTTGCGCTGCGTCAGATTCGACAGGCGTGGCTGTCATACGGAGGACATAAGCGTGTCTCGAAACATTTCAGATAATGAACTTAGCCGTGACTATGTTCGTAGCGTTTTAGATTACAACCCTGACACGGGGTTATTCACGTGGCTTAAGACGGTTAGTTCAAAAGCCCCTAAAGGACTGTGCCAGACGGGAGAGACCCGGACAGGTATAAAGTAATCATGCTCAAAGGTAAATACCTACGGCAACACAGGCTTGCATGGTTCTATATAACAGGAGAGTGGCCCAGCGGGCAGATAGACCACAGGAACGGGGTAAGAGACGATAATAGGTTTTGTAACCTGAGAGAATGTGACTCGCAGGACAACAACCGCAACCGTGGGTTATCGCGCAACAACACCAGCGGAGTATCAGGCGTCCATAGACAGCAAGGGAAATGGATGGTGAGAATCCGTTTGCAAAAAGGTGTGCGCAAGTTTTTCGGTTACTTCGATGACCTTGAGTTCGCTGAGTTAGTAGCTAGCGAAGCCCGAGATAAATACCACAAGGAGTTCTCTTTATGCGCTCGATGAGTGACAACGGCCTCAAGTTTACTGCGGCTTGGGAAGATTTCCGCGGGACCGCCTACCGCGCGACACCTTCGGAAAAATACTTAACCATAGGCTACGGAAGCTATGGCCCTCATGTGTATGAAGGTAAGACCATCACCCCTGGCCAAGGCCTCCTGTTACTGAATCGCGATATGGCTAAGGCCGTAGCTGCGGTTGATGCGGCAGCACACCACTCCCTGACACAGGCGCAGTTCGACGCTGTGTGTGACCTGGTCTATAACGCGGGTGCCGGTGTGATTGCGGCTACTACCGGAACCGGTAAGGCTCTGCGTTCTGGTGATATTGCGACACTGCGGGCTAAGCTGGCGCTGTTCATCAACCAGAACGGCAAACCATTACTCGGTCTGCGTCGCCGTACCGCCGGGCGTCTTGCGCTGTTCGACGGTAAGCCGTGGCAGGAGGCGGAGGCTATCGGGCGCGCGGTGAAAGGTTGACACCTGAGACTAATCCTACGATACTTAAATCACCTCCTGCTTCATCCCTCTACTCTCCAGTTTTATCCCGGCCCTGACCCAGCCGGGATTTTTTTTTTTATCTATTTTCCGTAATGACTAGTTGACTATTATCCTAGACCCTATTATATTTACTCCATCAACAACGAGAACGGAGTAGAGAGAAATGATGACTAAGATTAAGCATACAGATAACTGGGGGGATTACATGGAGATAGAGAAGTGCCGGGACGGGACATTATCTATAACTTGTACCGACGGTGCTAGCGACGAATCAGTTAGTGTTAACGTGAGTATGGATGATTTTATTATCATTGTTGGACAAGTGGCGGCTTTTTACGGAGATGATAAATGAAAATCACAGATATCGAAGCATTCAAAGACGCACAATTGATGGCACATATCGCTGTCAGTAACCTGAGCAACAGCATCCAGGCGGACGCGTTCTGGTTCGCCGCTATGCAGACACTGAAAGCAGCCTATGCAGGAGAGAAGAAATGAAAGTTAAAGCCGCTAAAATTCTCTGGTTAGCCGCCCTTGACTATGTGACAGAGGGTAAAGTGTATGATGTATACAACCCGACAGCTACTGGTTTCGGTTATATAGTCTCCGACGACGACTGCGATATTTTCATAGACTTTGGTAACGATGAAGGTGATGGCTTCCACGGCGTTAAATGGGAGATTGTAAAATGAGCGAACAAGGTCCAGTAAGCCAGCCATTACGGGTAGGCCGTAAAGTCAGTCACACCCCGTTCCCGACACGCGAGGAACTGATGAAACGAAACAGTTTCCCGGGGCCGGACAAGAACAAGTATCTCAATCGCATGTGGGGAGAGCGTAAAGAATGACTGACCGTGAATACGAAAAGATGATGGTAGAGGCCGTTAACGGCGGCGTAGACGTAAGCCACGTGATGCACGTTCTGAATACTAAAATCGCAGTAGCGGAGCAAATGGTAGAGTCGCTTTACGAGACTCGCCGTGAACTGATTAACCGCTTCAACCTGAACAAGGGGTGCGCTATTTCTGACGATTTCGATGGGGATTACCGAAATGGAGATTTTTATGAGGGGGCCGAATAATGCCTAAAATCACAATCGCGTCACTCGAGCGCCGTATTCTGGTGCTTGAGTCGGAGAAACAGACGTTAAGCAGGCAACTGTCGATTAACGGTGAGTTTCAACTGGAGGCATTTAAGTTGTTGCTTGATAAGTTGAAAGAGGGTGAAAAGCCTTGTGCGCATGACTACTACTTACATGTGGTTGGCGGGTTACATCGAGCCACGTGCATTAAATGTGGTGAAGCGTATGGAGTCGCCTAAGCCAGTAGTAATTGATGGCGTCCTGTGGAAACCCTACTCGGTTAACCACATCGACGCCGACGGGAAGAAGTTTAGCTTCTACATTTTTGCAATTAGCCGTGAGCACGCCGCTTGTGTGGTCGATGATATACGAGAAACGGCGTGGCTTGGCGATGAGGTAGTGGGGTGATTATGTTCAGTGACATCAACGCAGCAATCGAAGAAGCAATATGGCGGCGCTATAACGGCGAGCAACAGCGGCACTTTTGCCTCGTGCAACGCGGTAACATGATTGCCGTAGTGCAGGACCGGGATAACAAATATCCGAATGCGATGTGGTCAACGAGGAATTTCTTAGGATGATTACCAGCATTCCTAACCTGATTAAAGAATTCGGCACGATGGCGGAGACATGCCGACAAACTGGCCTCAACGAAATGACGATTGCTAAGTACAGCAAAGACGTGAAATGTGAGCGCCACGTAATCTATAACAACCGTCTAATGACGCACGTTAAGACAAGCCCGGTATTATTCACGCGCCGCGGTATCACTAAAACCGAGCAACGTATTGCTAAAGAGGAGAACGAATGCGGCTACTAATCATCCCTATCGTCTGGGCTATCGCTGTAGCTAACAACCATTACGGCGGCGATGGTAAAAGAGCACCACGACACGGCCTGTATAACTGATACAAGCCCTCTACGGAGGGCTTTTCTGTACATCCCACCCAATCCCTTATATAATCCCTTTAGACGCGTAGGGCGCGTCTGATGCGCTCTGATGGTCAGACGCATACGCAAGGGGATTCTATGAAGCTGAAACTCAAGCAGCCATCGCCAGAGGTGGTGCAAGCTGCACATGAAGAAGCTGTTAGCGCAAACCGTCGCCGTAAACGACCGCGCGGTAAACAGAGCCTTTATCAATCGTCCCGTAATTCCGCCGCGTTGTGGGACCCGGACTATTGCGACGCGTTAATCGAGTTCTTCGACCGCACGTCATGGGAACTTGCGCCCACGTCTAAGGGTGACGAACGCCCGCTGATTCAGGATAAGCCACCGTCACTGGCCCGCTTCGCCCTACACATCGGCGTCACTATCCCGATTATTAAGCTGTGGCTGCGTGAGATTCCCGCATTTGCCGAAGCCTATGAGACAGCACAGGCATTGGAAGAGGCATACTTCACTGAGACAGGGGCTGCAGGTATCTCTGCTACGTTTGCCGCTGCGAAACTTGGCCTTGGCAAAGAGAAACCAGTTGAATCCGCCGAAGAAACGGCACCGACTGAGATTATTTTCAGTGTTGCGGAGCCTGTAGGTAAAATTGTAACAACGAACATGGGTGAGGTAGAGGAATGAGTATTCAGCTATCCGCGCCGCAGGCACTGTTCCTGAATTGTGACAACAAATACAAGGCCTACGTAGGCGGCTTCGGTAGTGGCAAGACGTTTGTCGGCTGCCTTGACCTGCTTACGTTTATGCTCAAGCACCCTGGTACACGCCTGGGCTACTTCGGCCCTACCTATCCCGCCATCCGTGACATCTTCTACCCGACATTCGAGGAAGCGGCTAACCTGCTCGGCCTTGATGTGCTGGTTAAATCCGGAGACAAAGAGGTCGTCGTTGCGAGAGGTAAGACAGTAATCGGTACAGTAATCTGCCGTTCGATGGATAACCCAGGCTCTATCGTCGGTTTCAAAATAGCCGCGGCGGTCGTGGATGAACTGGACGTACTGAGCCGAGAAAAAGCTGAACTGGCATGGAACAAAATCGTCGCCCGTATGCGTCTGGTTATCCCTGGTGTAACCAACCACATCTCCGTCACCACGACGCCGGAAGGGTTCAAGTTCGTCTACGCCAAGTTCAAAGAGAACCCGACACCGAGTTACTCAATGGTGCAGGCTTCCACCCACGAGAACGCGCGATTCCTGCCGCCTGACTACATTAGCTCGCTGACCGAGACTTACCCAGCGCAACTGATTAACGCGTACCTGAATGGGGAGTTCGTTAACCTGACATCCGGCAGCGTCTACTACGCCTACGACCGACGTAAGCATCGCAGCAAAGAGACAATCCAACCGGGCGACACGCTGTACATCGGGCAGGACTTCAACGTTACGAAGAACGCCAGCGCCGTGTATGTGCAACGTAAAGACGGCTGGCACGCGGTAGCAGAACTGAAGGGCCTGTTCGATACGCCAGATACCGTGCGTGTGATTACCGAGAAGTGGAAGTCGCAAGGCCACCGCATCGTCGTTTACCCGGACGCCAGCGGCAAGAACCGCAAAACCAACTCGGCGTCAATCTCCGATATCGCCTTACTACAGCAGGCCGGTTTTGATGTTCGCGCTAAATCCGCCAACCCACCGGTTAAAGACCGTGTTTTAGCCGTGAATACCGCGCTGGAAAAAGGTAAGCTGTGGGTTAACGACCACTTATGCCCTGAGATAGCGAAGACACTGGAGCAGCAGGCATATGATGATAACGGAGAGCCTGCTAAAGACGGCGTCATTGACCATATGGCGGATGCTCTCGGCTATCCTGTAGTTTATGAGATGCCGGTGGTTAAGCCAGTAATCAACATCCCGGTGACTTTCGCACTTTAAGAGGATTATTCAATGTTAACTATGAACGGTCAGAATCAGGGTGTTAAGACAAAACACCGGGAATGGCTGCATCACTTCAATAAATGGCAGAAGGTGCGCCACGCGCTGGAAGGCGACCTCATCCGTTACCTGCGCAATGTCGGGAAGAACGAGCCTGACCCGACCTATGCGGCACAGCGCCAGGAAGAATACGAGAACGGCGCTATCTGCTACAACTTCACTAAACGTACCCTGGCGGGGATGGTCGGCAGTGTTATGCGTAAAGACCCTGAGCAGATTATCCCGCCTGAACTTGAGTACCTGTTACGCAACGCTGACGGTTCAGGTGTCGGGCTATGGCAGCACGCGCAGGATACGCTAATGGAGATTGATTCGGTGGGCCGCGGCGGGTTGCTGGTGGATGCCCCTGAGACAGCTGCAGCAACGGCAGCCGAGCAGAACGCAGGATTATTAAACCCGGTCATCGCATTCTACACCGCGGAGAACATCATCAACTGGAGACTGACCCGCGTCGGTTCAGTGAACCGCGTGACGATGGTTGTATTACGTGAGATATGGGAATACTCAGAACCTGGTGCAGAGTTCGAAACAAAGTTCGGCGAGCAATACCGCGTCCTTGACCTGATTGATGGGCGCTACCGCCAGCGCATTTACCGCTTCGATGCCGAAGGTGGCGCTCAGGATGAAGTAATCGAAATATTCCCGGAACTTGGCGAACAGTTGCGCGGCAAAATCCCGTTCACGTTTATTGGCGCAAGCAATAACGACGCGACCATTGACGATGCGCCTTTGCTGCCGTTGGCCGAGCTTAATATCGGGCATTTCCGCAACAGCGCAGACAATGAGGAATCCAGCTTCGTTGTAGGTCAGCCAACTCTGTTCATCGCCCCGGGTGAGAACATGAGCATGGAACAGTGGAAAGAGGCTAACCCACACGGTGTGCGCATGGGGTCGCGTTCAGGTCATAACATCGGCTACGGCGGCAATGCGTTTCTGGTCCAGGCCGGAGAGAATAACCTGGCCAAGCAGAACATGCTGGATAAAGAGAATCAGGCCATCCGGATTGGTGCGCAGCTTATCACCCCGACGCAGCAAATCACTGCGGAATCAGCCCGTCTACAACGCAGCGCCGATACGTCCGTTATGGCGACAATCGCGTGTAACGTAAGCATGGCGTATACCGATGCGTTGCGCTGGGCGGCTGCCATGCTTGGGTTGCGTGATGACACAGAAATTGAGTTCAAGCTAAACATGGAGTTCTTCCTGCAACCGATGACCGCGCAGGACCGAGCGCAGTGGATGGCGGACATTAACGCGGGCCTGTTACCAGCGACCGCATACTACGCAGCATTGCGTAAAGCGGGTGTAACTGACTGGACCGACGAGGACATTCAGAACGCTATCGAGGATGCGCCTCTGCCGTTAGGTGCTGTTACTCAGGTGGCAGGAGAGATTCCGCAGTCGGCGCGGCAACAAGATGTCACTCAGCAGTAAGTTCACATATAGCCCCGAAAGGGGCTTTCTTATAGTATGCTATTAACTTTAGCGTCACAGGGTTTATCTATGAGCTTACTTACATCTCTAATCAGCCACCAGATATGGCTGCAACGCACTGCATCCGGTGAGGTGAAAGACCTCGCGCCGTTCATTAAGGAGATGCGGGACGAAATAAAACGGCGGGTGCTGTTATTCGGTGACGACGGGCGGAGCACTGCGCGACTGAATAAACTGTTACTCGACCTTGAAGAAGCGCTAACCGGACTTACCGGCGATTGGCAAACAAAGCTGACAGAAGACCTTATGGAACTGGCGGCGTATGAGGCCGAGTGGAATGTAAAGACACTGACCACCAACGTAGATGCGGAATTTGTTACGCCTACCGCCGAACAGGTGTGGTCCGCTGCCGAGTTTCAACCCTTATCATTAAGCGACAAGCCTGTTGATTTCACTAAGCTGATGTCGGGATGGGGTGAAACCGAAGTAGCACGTCTCGTAACCGGCGTTAAGATGGGGTTCGTACAAGGTCAGACAACACGACAGATTGTTAAGAATGTCGTAGGCGCTGGCGGACTGGCTGACATCTCTGAACGTAACGCGGCTACCGTAATCCGCACCGCGCTGTCTCACGTATCCAATGAAGCCCGTAACGAGACGTACCGCCGGAACGACGACATCATCGAGAAATACGAGTGGGTGTCAACGCTGGACAGCCGCACCAGCACGATTTGCAGGGCCAGAGACGGAATGACGTGGGAAATTGGTAAAGGGCCGATGCCACCAGCGCATCCTAATTGCCGAAGCACCACCGCGCCTGTAATCAGTTCGGAGTTCGACTTCCTCGATAAAGGCGCAAAACGCGCGGCTAAGGGTGCGGACGGCGGTATGCAGGTAAGCGCGGACACCACCTATTACGAGTTCCTGAAACAGCAACCGGCATGGTTCGTGGATGAAGCACTCGGACCTACCCGCGGTGCTATATTCAGGAATAGTGGGATATCCCCAGAGGAATTCCGGGTAATATCCGTCGACGCTTTTGGTAGACCTTTAACCTTGAAGGAGATGGCGGCGTTAGATAACAGGGTTGCTGAATATCTTAGGTCGGTATAAAGTATATCTAGTAGCTAGCTTTGGTCGGTGAACTACTAAAAATAGAGAAAGAATATAACCCCATGAAGGTATGCCTATCTCTGGCATCGACCAATCTTCATGGGGTTTTCTTATAGGGTTTAATATGGGAATTGTTTTTGGTGTGGGTATTAACGATGTTTCACCAATAAGTTGCGGAGGGGTGCATATAGCGTCCTACGCCGTATGGAAGAACATGTTAAAGAGGTGCTACGACAAGAAATGGCAGCAAAGAAACAGAACTTATATAGGTTGCCGCGTGTCGGACGATTGGTTGGTGTTCAGTAATTTCAAGGTCTGGTTTGATGATTTTTATGTACCTGGGTGGCAGATAGATAAGGATTTACTTAACCCGGGAAATAAGGTTTACGATGCTTCTAACTGTGTTTTCATCCCTAAATCCCTCAATACTTTCCTAACAGCCCACGACGCTCTTCGAGGCGAACACCCACTCGGCGTACATTTCCATAAACAAAAGAAAAGATTCATCGCTCAAGTATCCGTGGATGGCGTATCTGAACAAATAGGCGCTTACGAAACCGCTCAAGAGGCACACGTAGCATGGTTTCATAGAAAAATTGAATTAGCATATGAATACAAAGGTCTTTGCGATAGCATAGACCCACGCCTTTTCGAAGGCGTCTTACGTAAGATTAACTCAATGAAAGAGGTTTAGTTTATGGGCTTTTTCAAAGTAACTGATGTACCGTCGCGACGCGTAGTCCAGTACGCCCGCGTGTTTGGCTCTGGTGAGAACGTGGTATTTATTGAGGACGAAAGTGTACTGGGTACGCCGGTAGATGATATGCCGTTTGCAGATAAAACCGGTATTGCACTTCCAGCGGCAGGTATGCTTTATGAGATTCCGTATCTGGCAGATGCTGGCGATGTGTATTTCTCTGTGCAACCGAAAGACACCGAGCTGGTCGACGGTAGCGCCACCATCACTGTCGAAGTTAAGGCGGGTAAAGCGCCGTATGTACTGACCTGGTACAAAGACGGGAAGGAAGTGGTGAACGTCCCGGAAGAGGCTCTGTCTCTGACTGTTAATGCGGCTGGTGAATACTTCGTTAAAGTTACTGATGCCGATGGTGCGGAGGCCGTAAGCAAAGCGGCGAAGGTCTCTAAACCAGGATGATAAAAGGCCCCATAATGGGGCCTTAGTTTTATTTAAATCGCGCAGGCATTAACACCATAAAGGCCGTGTTTGAAAATTGTATTTTGCATCCTCTGGTTTGGTCCTGGAAATCAAAACGAGCAATTTCATTTTTGTATGCCTTAGAAATCTTGTACGCGTCTGCCAAATAACGCAGGGTGAACCCTATACTGTCGACAACACCCGGTGTGATGTGCGCCACGCGTCTCCAGTCAGGAAAGTTTCCTTCTACAACATCTACCGGAAGTGTACATATAAGCGCACGATTATCGTCATAGAAAGATACACTGCCGTTGTCGTGGTTTACCTCCGCGTAGTTAAATTTAGAAGGCTCTCTCCCTTTGATGTCTATGAGAGTCCCTTTCTCAACGTTGGTCTTCACATTGTCGCAGAACAATCTATGACCGTCCGTAGACACTATCAATCCTTCAGGGTCTATGTAAAAAGCGTTCAAATAGTAGCGAACATCATTTTTAGCCCTGCATATTTTCGCCCCTACATACGCAGGGAAAGTAATTACTGTAGTAACCATTTCTCATCTCCTGTTTAAGTTAACTGAATAGTACCCTATTATGTTGGTGCACGCAAACTATTTATTTACGTATTCCAGTTATTCCACTCAATTGTAAATGTTGGAATAAACTATTCGAATATTTGACTTTTCACTAAAAATATGATAAGCTCCACCTGAGCTTGTGAAGTATGAGCAAGCGACCGCGGCGCGGCAGGTAACGGAGCTGGACGTAAGTCCTGAGTGTAGTTACGCTGACGCGTTCGGAAGGGCCATACTCTATTGCTTGTGTAAAAAGTAACTGGTTTACTGAGATTACGCCGTTTCTATGTTTAAATGATAAGGACTAGCGCCCCGCTTTAAGGCGGGGCTTTACTTATCGAGAAAGGGGAAACATGAATCTTAAAGCAACTGTCGTAGCCGGAGCATGTTTCGTCGTCCTAGCCTACGCACACGGCATCTATCAATACCGCAGCGGCTGGGGTGAAGGCCGTGCTAATCTCGTTTCGCAGCAACAGCAGAAAGCACAGGCTGAGCTGACGAAGAAAACACAACGGCAGCAGCAGGATGAATCAAAGGCCGCCGCCGCTGACAACGAAGGCAAGACGAAATCAGAGGTGATTACCCGTGAAGTCGTTAAGTACATTAAAACGCCTGGCCGCAGCGTGTGCACTTTCGACGATGCTCGCGTCCTGCTCAAGTCCCACGCCGTTGCCAACGCCAATTCCATCCCCGGATACGACGATGATGCAGCCGCCGTGCAAACTGGCACCGCCAAGTAGCGACGCTGACGAGGATTTAGCTATCGACGTTCAGAACGCCGAATGTGTACGGCAACTGAGACTGAAAGTGTTCATGTTGCAGGATTACGTGAGGAATATTCTGGAATAGTTGCCTTGTATGTTGGAATAATTTATTCTTGACATGTAAATCCGGGAGGCCCGGATTCCAACGTCCAGGGGACATACTGACTATGAATCGTTTTTTACACTATCCGTTCCAGGAAGAAGCTGGGGCAGAAGATAAATCTGGCGGTGGCGACGCTCCAAAAATGTTCACAGCCGAAGAAGTTCAGGCGCTGATTGAGAAAGAAGTTGCCGGACTTAAGGCCAATCAGGAAGCATTGCTGGCGGAGAAGAAAGAAGCCGCCCGTAAAGCAAAAGAGGCCGAAGAGGAACGTCAGCGCGCGCACCAGGAGGCGCTAAAAGCCGCCGGTAAGATGGACGAGTTCGAAAAGACGATTCGTAGCCAGTATGACCCGGTGTTAGCCGAGAAAGATGGTCGCATCTCCAAAATGGCTGAGCGCATCCTCGGCAGCGAACGTAAAGCGGTGTTAGGCTCTTTCGCAGGTGACTTTATTACCCCGGAAGCAGTAGACATTCTTGCTCCGTTCGTTAAGACTGAGTTCGAAGGTGATGATGTGGTTACTAAGTTTGTTGGGCCAGACGGCGGTGTAATCACGACTGACCCTGAACAGTTCCGCAAATACCTGCGCGAACACAAAGCGTTTTCGCATTTGATTAAAGCAAATGCAGCTTCCGGCGGCGGGGCTTCCGGTGGCAAAGGCGGCGGGGCCGCACCAGCGTTTAAAGACATGAGTGAAGCGGAGCGTTTAGCTCTGTATAAATCGAACCCTGCCGAATTTGAACGGCAACTTAAAGCCCTGAGGAAATAATAATGGCAATTACCACTATCGGCGATATCGTAACTGGCAACATCCCGGTCCTGGCGTCTTATATGACCGAGGACCCGGTAGAAAAAACCGCGTTCTTCCAGTCCGGTATTCTTACCCCTACTCCGTACGCCGCCGAGATTGCCCGCGGCCCGTCCAACGTCGCTAACATTCCTTTCTGGAAAGCGATTGATACTTCTATCGAGCCTAACTACTCGAACGACGTATACCAGGACATCGCTACCCCGCGTAACGTGCAAACCGGCGAGATGATGGCGCGCGTTGCATACCTGAACGAAGGTTTTGGCCAGGCGGACCTGACTGTCGAACTGACCAGCCAGAACCCGCTGCAATCCGTAGCGTCCCGTCTGGATAACTTCTGGCAGCGCCAGGCGCAACGCCGTCTGATCGCTACCGCGCTCGGTCTGTACAATGACAACGTAGCCGCTACCGACGCATACCACGAGCAGAATGACATGGTTGTAGACGTGTCTGCTACTCTGGGCTTCGACGCAGGTGCGTTCATCGACGCCACCCAGACTATGGGTGATGCGCTGATGGGCAACGGCGGAGAAGTGCTGGGTGCTATCGCGATGCACAGCTTCGTTTATGCGCAGGCCCGTAAGCAGCAGCTTATTGACTTCATCAAAGACGCCGACAACGACACACTGTTCGCCACCTACCAGGGTTACCGCGTGATTGTTGACGACAGCATGACCGTAGTCAACACCGGCTCTAGCCGTAAGTTCATCTCCATTATCTTCGGTAACGGCGCTATCGGTTACGGTGAAGGTTCTCCGTCCAACCCGTTGGAATACGAGCGCGAAGCGTCTCGCGGCAACGGCGGTGGGGTAGAAACCCTGTGGACCCGTAAGACCTGGTTGCTGCACCCACTGGGCTACAGCTTCACCAGCGCGGTAATCACTGGCAACGGCACCGAGACTGTCGCACGTTCTGCCTCCTGGCAGGACCTGGCGAACGCCTCCAACTGGAACCGTGTTGTTGATCGTAAGCATGTACCGATTGCATTTCTGGTAACTGGTGTCGGTGCTTAAGGTTAATATATAATCGAGAGGGACTTCGGTCCCTCTTTTCATTTACTAAGAGGTAATTTATGGCTAAGACCGGAAAAGGCTTGCCGCGCAGCCTTCAGAATGTTGACTTCGGCGACTCGGATATCAGCGTAGGCTGGGAAGAAGTAACAGGTAAACCGGCGGTAATCGCCGCGGGGGCGACCCAAGAGGCGGCACGTACCGCTATTGGTGCAGGTACGTCAAGCCTTGCGATCGGAACAACTTCGACTACCGCAATGGCGGGAAATAAGTTCGTTCAGGGTGCTGCGGTTACAGACGTCGGCACGCAGACCGTTACGGGTGAAGAGGCTGCCGCGGTTGCTACGTCCGCACAGACTGCGGTTAACGCGGTAGGCACTCAACTTAACGCCTTACTGGCACAACTTCGTGCCGCTAAAATCATCGCATCCTGAGGAGCTTAAAAATGGTTGATGTAATTAAACGTCGTATTACTGGTGTGTCCGCCGATACCGTGGGTGCTAAAATCGATATGGCAAATATCTCGCCAGCGTCTTTCTCTTCCGCGCTGGCGGCTACTACCTCCGTTACCACAGGTGGAACCATGACACTGACCGGTAACCGTAACGGGCGGTCTGGAGCCGTATTCCTACCAGTGGTACAAGAACAACAACGCTATCGCCGGGGCGAACGCTGATTCCTATGTGAAGGCGTCCACTACTACCGCAGATTCCGGTACGTATAAAGTGGTTGTTCGCGATGTGTATGGTAATATTATCTCCAGCAGCACTGTAGCAACTGTGTCTTAATACCGCGGCCCTTCGGGGCCGTAATAAGGAAAGGTCATGGCAGATAATTATGTAATCCGCGAAAAGTACACCCACGTTGATATTGTCGACGGTCAGGTGATGCCCGTTCGCGGTGTTGTAGAAGCTGATGAACTGGTTACGACTCAACCGGAGAACGAAGAAGCGCACAACAACGGCGGTGGTACTAAGCGTCGTCGCCGTAAGTCGGAGGAATAATTCATGCCGCTAATCGTGGAAGATGGGTCAATAGTACCTGGCGCTGACAGTTACATTAGTCTGGCTGACGCCCGCGCGTTAGCGGCTAATTATGGTCTGGAGCTACCCGCAGACGATACCGCAGCAGAGGTGGCCTTGCGCAACGGTGCTACTTATGTAGGGCTTGCAGAACCGCAGATGTGCGGTCGTCGAGTATCCGCCAAACAGTCTCTTGCATACCCCCGCACCGGCGTTACGTTAAACGGGTTCCCGGTGGCCAACAACGCCATTCCGAAACAGGTGATTCTTGCGCAGGTAATCGCTGCCGCTACATATGGCGAGGGCACCGAAGTCCGGGCTAACTCAGACGGCCGCGCCGTGCAGACTGAGCGTGTCGAGGGTGCGGTAACAGTGACCTACTTCAACAATGGCAACAGTGGCGCTACGACCGCGATTACCGCTGCTGACGACGCTTTACGCCCGTTATTGTGTGGTGGTCTTAACAATGGTTTCTCGTTTAACGTGTACCGGGGTTAAAAATGGCGAAGACTAAATCAGAGATATTCACGCTAATCGGTTCCGAGCTACCGGACAACACGACCGGACTTATTACGCCTGCGAAGTTGCGCGGGGTATTAACCCAGATGGCTGACTCACCTATTTACGCCACTCCGGGTGTTAAAGAGGTTGAAGTTCTCCGCGCTGCGTCGACAGTAGCGCAAGCGCCTACCGCAGTAGATACGGCGTTGCAGGTATCGTTCGGCTCTGCTCAGGGTAGTGCATCTGACCCGGTAATGATTAATGCTGCGGGGCTGGTTACGTTCAACACCGCGGGTAACTACGCCGTTCGCATCAAGTTACAGGCAGGCCGCACTGGTGCTAGCGGAACCTCTATCTTGCTATCGCGTATTCTGGTTAATGGCGCACAATACGGCTCGCCAGCCGCTACGAAACTGGTAAGCGCGGATACTACAATTCCTATTGAGTCTCGTGTTGCTATTAACCCGACCGCAGGCCAGACGTTTGCCGTTCAGATTATGCGGGATAGCGCCGGGGGTAACTTCGGCGGCGTATACCCACAAGCCGCTACCGTAACTGCATGGGGTACAGCGCCGTCCGCGCTATTGGTTATTTCGAGACTGGAGGCCGCCTGATGAATAAGTTCACATGTGGTGTAGTTTTTGGTTTTCTTACCGCGGTAGCCTTGCACAGTTACGGTGTTCTTTTGACGCTGCAAGAGGTGCTAAAATGAGCACCGCTTTCAGTAAACGTATGCAAGGCGTCGGTACACGCCTGCTAACCAAATTCGGTAGCACGGTATCTCTTGTTCGCGCTGGCTCGAAAGTGTGGGATGAAGTTCTCGGTGAGTATGTCCGGTCCGCGGATGAAGTGCTGCCGTTGAAAGCTGTTCCGGTTCCTGTTAACGCAGGACTGGTGAACGGTACGACGATTCAGGCAGGCGACATGATTGTTAAAGCGGATTGCAGTGTCGTACCGAAGATGGAGGACAAGGTACAATTCGGCGGCGAGCAATGGTCTGTCGTAGGTATCGAGAAGAAGATGGTTAACGATGATGTCGTGGCGTATTTTATTCAGGTGAGAAAATGAGTTTCGCGCTTGATGTCTCTAAGTTCGTGGAAAAGGCGAAGAAGAATCCTGAGAAGGTGATGCGTCAGGTGTCTATTAAGCTGTTTTCCGCTATCATAAAGGCGAGTCCGGTAGATACAGGCCGCTTTCGTATGAACTGGATGGCGTCTGGCGGTACTCCTGCTTCCGGGGTTACAGATGCTACGGATAAATCAGGAAACACGGCAACCGGAAACGCTACGAGTTTCATACTGAAAGCCGCCGACTGGCGCGAGTTCACGCTGACAAATAACCTGCCGTATGCACAACGGCTGGAGTATGGCTGGTCGCAGCAAGCGCCACAAGGATTTGTCCGGGTGAATGTGTCCCGCTTCCAGCAACTCATTAACGAAGAAGCCAACAAGGTGAAATGATGGGCTACTTTGAGGACTTAACCAAAGCATTTGATGTGCCGCTGGTAGCCTTCGGAACAACCAACGGCATCAAGGTCTCGCTTGAAAACATCGACGCGCCGACGTCAACCGATACGCCGTATCTGGCAAGTTACATGTTACTTGCGGATACAGAACAGGCGGATTTGTTCTTCACAGAACAACGCTCAGGTGTTTATCAGGTCGACATTAACTACGCATCGGTGAAAGGTAGCGCGCCAATCAATAAAATGGCAGACTTACTTAACACGGCATTTAAAGCAGGTAAGTCATTTTCACGTAACGACATCTGCGCCGAGGTTCAATCGGTAAGCCTGGGGCCGCTGATTGTAGAAAACGGATGGGCCAAACGACCATTGTCAATTAACTTTATTGCATTCACCAAGAGGCTGTAAATATGGCTACAACTCCTTTTAAGGGCGCGAATACAGCGCAATTCTATGTGGCGGAAGTGACCCCGGGCGTAACACCTGATAACCCGGTCTGGTCGCCGTTGCGTAACACGGGTGGCGTTCCTGCCATTACCCGTGACACACTGACCTCCAACGAACTGGATGGCAGTCGTGAAACTACGTCCATCCGCACCGGTAACAAACAGGTTAGTGGAGAATACGCCATCGAGCTTAGTTCGAAAAGTCAGGACGACTGGTTGGCTGGTGCCTTAGGCTCTACGTGGCAATCCGGTGTTTCTCTGTCCGGGCTGTCTATTACCGTCGCCCCGGCGGGAAAGACGTTCACCCGTGCTGATGGCAGCTTTATTACCGACGGCGTTGAAGTGGGCGACCTGATTGCGTTTACCGACTTAACAGGTGATAACGCCAAACCGTTTATCGTAACCGAGGTAAGTGCGACTGTTGTCACCGGTGCTGGTATCCAACATACGCTGACCACCGAGACCGCCACTACTGCGGCTAAAACTGGCGATAAGCTGGAAACCGGTAGCCAGTGTAAGACGTTCTCTATTCTCACATGGTACAAAGGCCAGTGTGGTGGGGCTGACGCGTACACGCTGACCAAAGGCGTGGAAGTTTCTGGCTTCACTATTGAGCAGGCCGTTAACGCTATGGTAACTGGCAGCTTCCCGTTCATCGGTCGCAGTCAGGAGATTCTCGCCACGCGGCCGTCTGGTTCTGATTTCTCTAAGGTGACTTTCACTGATGAGCCGTTCTCTTCGGTTGACGTTTCTGTGTTCGACGGTTCCACGCCGTTGCGTTGCGATAGTCTGACCATTACCAACGATAACAGCGCGTCAGCACAGTTCGAACTCGGCAATACTAATGTGGCGTTTGTGGAGCGTAGCCGCGCGGCTAACACCTTCTCCATCTCCGGCAAGCTGTACGACATGGCTATGATTCAGAAGTTTATCAACGAACAGCAGGTAGAGATTAACTCTATTCTGGCGGGGGTGAACGGGGCTATGTCTTTCAGTTTGAAACGTGCCGAGTTGACCGCAGTTACGCCAGAGATTGGCGGGCCTGAGTCAATCACTCAGAGCATAGAAGGACAGTCCACAGGCAACCAGTACCAGTCGTCTATTGTTATCCAGCGTATCACCTACGCATAAAACTAAGGCCCCTTTCGGGGCCTTTTTCTTTACTCATCAATATTATCCCTGTACTCCCGTAACTTCTCCAGGCTTTCAATTGCTTCTGCCAAGTCTGTTCCGGTGTCTTTGTGCCCGCGCAAGCCCATACACAAAAGTTTCTTTAATGCGTGCTGTAGTGCCGGGTCCCGGATATCGAAGGCGCGGAGCACATCATAAACGTCTACAGTCATGGTGCTGCCGTGGGTGTTTGTCATTGTGCGGTTGTACTTATTTGTCACGGTTAACTCTCTTAAATCGGGCTATGCCTGACTCGTTAATGCTGCCTATTTCAAAGAAGCTGCGATATTTAGGCGAATACATTCTTACGTCGCCGTTCTCTAGGGTTACCCCTTCATATACAGCGCCTACTTCGAATCCATTTTTCTCCGCGTACGGACTCACATCGGTGCATTCATACATATCTTTCATCCCAGCATCTCCGGTGAAATAGTTAAACGTGCGACCTCGCCATATTCGGCACTATAGGTAATTACATTTGCACTACGGCCTGACATCCATCCACCGCGCGAGGCGTAGGCGTCTTTAGCCGCCAGGGTGCGGTGTTGCTCAACAATCATGTTACGGCTTTCCACAATCTTCTGATGGTGGAGGTGGCCTATGTGGGCGTAGCTGTAAACGCTTTCGCCAAATGCTTTGCGGAACTTGGCAATCATAACCGGTTCGATAGCGTCGAATCGTGCCTTATGCCCGTGGTGAAAGAACAGCGTCGTTTTGCCGTGTTGCACCATCTTGTAAACATCTGGCGACGTATCGACGAACACACGAGGCTCATTGTCGTACAGCGTACTAAACATCTCAGCTAACCAAATCATTCCGCTTTCGTCGTGGTTTCCTTGCACGATAAGCAAGCGAACATTTTTATGCTTAACCAGCGCCATACCGACAACACGGCGGACCATACGAATCATGTAGCGGACAAGTTTCTGATAGCGAGTGTCCGCATCAAGAACGTGACCACTTGCGGGGGTAACCGCATCCAGACTGTCGAAGTGCGCGAAGTCGCCCAGCAGGTTAATAACTCCAGTTCCTGCATCCGGCGCTTTCTGGAATGCCGCATCGAACCAGCGAGAAAACAGGTCTTCAGCAATCTTCATATCCCAGTCGTCGCCGCTCTCGTCGGCCCAGGCCAGCATGCCGAGATGGAAATCAGACACAGTGTAAAGATTGAGTAGTTTATCGTCGCGTTTGGCGCGAACGGCTTTAACAGGAGCAACGGGGGTAATCTCCGACTTCATGCCTTCGATTACGGCCTTCATTAACTCGACCTGACGTTCTGCGTCAGTGTCGGTCTTAACCCATTGCAGTTTAGTGTTGCCGAACTCGTCCACCAGAGACGACGTACCTTTAATCTTGTAGCCGTCAGGCACAAGGTGACTAACGTCGCGACCGTGGCCTACACCTTTCTTAGCCAGCTTCGCTTTACGGATACGGATAACGCGGTCTGAGATTCCGTATTTACGGGATATGTCGATAATCTTTGTTCCGGCGTTCAATTCTTCCTGTAACTGTTCGTCGGTTATTTTAATCTGGGCCATGCTTTACTTCCTCGTGTTTAGGATTTGTCCTATACTAGCTCACTTCTCTTTGACATTCGAGTTGCAAGCCCAGATTAAAATAAATACCCACGGCAGCAGAACCCAGCCAAGAAACAGATTGGCCATGAATATCGCTAATTTCGCTTTATGACCCCGCATATGGGCCACTAAAAACGGGATAAAATAAACTAAAACGATAATGATTAAGAAGAACATAGTAATACCTGTCATGGTGTAGCTCCTGTTTGAGTTAACATTGTTGGTGTAAGTGAATAGTATCCTATTATGTTGGGGTGCGCAAGTAGTGTGATAGAATAATTTTGCGCCTAGTGTCGCACACGAAAAGCGGGTGGTTCCCGTCTGGCGCATTTACCATTAACCTGTAACCTCTTAACCAAAGGATTAAAGAATGAAACTTTCTGATTTTTATTACGAAGCTGAGGCAGAAAAAGGCGCCCGTATGCCGATACCACTGAAAGACGGCACCGATTCAGGGGAATGGCTGAACGTTGTTTCACCGGAGGCAGACGTTGCCGTTAAAGCTATGAGGGCGTTTACACTTGCGTACCGCGCGGCATTAGGTAAATTGAAACCGCTTCGTGATAAATGCGAGGAACTGAAAGATTTCTCGGAATACAACATCAAGATGGAAGACGCCGCAACGGACCTTAACCGCCAGTTAGCGCTTGAACTGGTTAACGGTTGGAGTCTCGACGATGAATTTAATAAAGAGAACCTGAATACTCTTTTCTCACAATATAAACGACTCGCTGAACACGTTGTTGTTTTCCACAATGAACAGCTTCACCAATTGCAGGAAAAGTAGACGCGTTGCTCCAGTTTGCCCGTTGGAACTTCATAACCCGCCACAAACGGCGGGAGTTTGACAGTATCGCCGACGGGCATAAAGCCGCGCTAATTGCTATGGGGGTTATGCAAGACGCGCCGGAAGCAACGCAGGATACCGGGCCAGAATGCCCCCCTGAGCTATTAACCACCTTCGAGAAGTACCGGGAAATCAAATTTACCCGCCGAGTGGATGACGACGGCATCAAGATGTACCCGCGCGAACAGTTAAGATGGTCGGATTTAGTGGCATACAGCACCGTTTCGGGCCAGAATATAGACATGTTTGAATCTGACATCATCATGAGCTTAGACGCTATTTTCGAGGGCAGAAACGATGGCTGATGTAGCTAGTTTAGTTGTAAAAGTATCAGAGCAAGGCGCGAAAGCTACCTCAGACCGTCTTGATAACCTTTCCAAGTCCGCAAAGGTAGCCGGGGCCGCGGTAGCGGGCCTCGCTTCCATCGTCGCTGCTACCGCGTACAAGGCCGCACAGGAACTGGTAGACTCCCAACGGCAACTGGACAAGATGTCCGCCAGCCTGAAAACACTAACCGGAAGCACGCAGGGGGCAAGACAGGCATTAAGCATCCTGCAAGACTTCGCGCGCGACACTCCGTATGGTCTTGAACAGGCAGTAGAGGGATTCCGTAAACTTGTGGCGCTTGGTCTTACACCATCAGAAGAAGCGTTGCGCTCCTATGGCAACACTGCCGCTGCTATGGGTAAAGACCTAAATCAGATGATTGAGGCCGTTGCGGACGCCAGTACATTTGAATTTGAGCGCCTTAAAGAATTCGGCATCAAGGCCAAGCAAAACAAAGACGATGTTGAATTTACATTCCAGGGCACCACTACGGTAGTTAAGAAGAGCGCTGCCGACATCGAGCAATACCTGCTCAACATTGGTAACGTAAACTTCGCGGGGGCTATGGCGGACCAGGCCAACACACTTAACGGCGCCATCGCCAGTGCCAGCGACTCATGGTCGCAGTTAAAAATGACACTGGCTACCAGCCTTGATGTTGGCGCTCTTGCGGAGCCTATCCGGTACATCGATGATTTAATCCAGGAACTTAACGCACAGGTTGCATCCGGTGAACTTGCCGCGGAGATGCGTATGTGGGGTGACATCGCGTCGGAAGTAGGAAGCGCGATAGAGATGTCGTTCGACGCGGCATTTGGTTTTGTAGGTGACGCGATAAATGGACTGAATGAACTTTGGGATTTTAGCAGTAAAAGTATCACCGACAGCGGCGAACAAACGGCGACAACCATCGCGGAATCAGCAGCCGATGCGCTCGATTTCATCGCGGAAGAATTTACCGCGATGGAGCGCTTCTTTGAAGATATGGTTAAAGGGGCGCAGGACGCTGGCCGGTTGGTGAAAGCGGCCTTCACACCAGGGGAATCTGTAGACGTAGCAAAAAACATTAACTTCCAGCTAGGGATGGCACTGGATACTCAGCGCGATGTTGCGGACCTGACCCGTAAAAGTTTCCGCGAACAGGTGGAGGCTCAGCAAAATATCGTCGCGCTTAAACGCGCGGCATATGACATCGACAAAGAAGCCGCTAAGGAAGAAGGGCTTAGTAAATTTAAGGTAACTGGTACTGGTGGCGGGTCCGAAGATGATAATGCTGGTGCAAAAGCCGCCAAGAAAGCTGCGGACGCGTTCGAGCGCCAGAAGAAAGCCGCGGAGGATTTCTACTACCAGTCGATTCATCTCAATGACGACGTATTCCAGAAAATAGAAGCTAATCAGGAGCAACAGTTAACCAAGCTACAAGAGTTTTACGGCAACCAGCTTCTTAGCGACCAGCAATACGAGAACGCCAAAACTCAAATTATGCTGGAGGCGGACACCGCACGTCAGGAAGAACTCGCCAAGCGGGAGAAAGAACGGCAGGAGAAGAACCAGAAAGGCGAGGACTTCATGGCTCAGATTATGGGCCAGAATGCTGCCGAGCTTGAGCTTCTGGAGATTCAGGAACAACAAAAACTGGACGTTGCTGATAGATACCGTGAACAGAATCTGATTAACGAGGAGCAGTACCAGGCAGCGGTTAACGCGATAAACGACCAGTACGCATTGAAACGTGCCAACGCTACCGGTAACGCTTTTGGCATGATGGCGGACAACATTAAGTCATCGCTAGGCGAGGCGTCCTCCGCGTATAAAGCATTCGCTATCGCTCAGGCCACAATAGCCACATACACATCCGCCATCGAGGCTTATAAATCTGCGTCCGCGATTCCTATTGTTGGTTGGGTGCTTGGTCCTGTGGCCGCGGCAGCAGCAGTAGCAGCAGGTCTGGCTAACATCGGCAAGATTCGTTCGGCCCGTGAACAGGGCGGTCAGTTATCTGCGGGGCAGGCTTCCACCATCGCCGAACGCGGTAAACCAGAAGTTATCATGCCTGCTGGTGCATCGCGCGTACGAACTGCGCAGCAGATGAAAGAAATTATGGGGCAAAATGGGTCTTCTTCTGGCCCATCTAATGTTACCATTGTAAATAACACATCGAGTCAGATTGGCAACGTATCTACCGAGCAGGATGACGAAGGCCGTTTGCGCATCATCATAGAAGAGCAGGTGGCTGCCTCTTTGCAGAACAGCAACAGTAAGATTAGCAAGGCCCGCAAGGCCACAAGAAATGCGCCGGGGTTTAAATAATGAGCGACTTATACTTTCCACGTAGCCTTAAGCCGGTGGTATCAAAAGGCTACTCAATGACCAGACGTAACAACGTCTGGAGTGTAGATTTAGCCGGTGGCGGGGTGCGTCAGGGCCGTGACACGTATTACGACGTGTTCCCTGTTAGCGTAACCCTCATTACATCCGCAATGGGGCGACAGGCGTTTCTGTCGTTCCTCGAAAAAGTAGACGGCGGTGCGTCAAGTTTCTGGATGGCGCACGACTTCGGCATGGGCATTGAGGATTATCAGGTAACTATCACGTCAACCATCGCAGAGTCCACAGAAGATGGCATTAACTGGACGATTACTTTCACGGCAACCGCTGAGAAATCGCCGTTCCAGGATGAGGATAACCAGTGCCTTGTCAACAATCTGCCTGATTTGTATGGCTGCTATGGTGACAGGCTGGGATGTTTCCTTAAAGCCTACGGAACTGCACAATCAACGTTTCCACGAATTTGGGACCCGATGCAATGAGCCAGGAATCAGTAGAAGCCGCCTATCGCCGTAAGCTGGCCTCAAATCCCGACGGCGAGATGGACTACATCACGTTGCAAATCAGCCACCCGTTGCTGTCGAAGACGTACTATCTTGTTCGAGGGCTACAGGAACTTACGGCAACACTGGAGACAGGCGAAACAATCACGTTCGAGCCAACACCGATGGAAGCGTCGGGAGCCGCTAACAATAACGACATGGACCAGACGACGACGTTTACACTTCCTGACGTCGGAAATTTACTGGACGATGAACTGGATAATATTCCGATGGATAGTACTGAGTTGCCGAAGTTCATATTTCGCCGTTATGTCAGCACCGACCTGTCTTACCCGGCAGACGGCCCTGTGGCATACGAGGCGCAGACCATAGCTCAGGACAAGGGGCGATTCTCCGCTAATTTAGGGACACCTATGCTTAACCAACGAAGCACTGGTATACTCATGACACCTAAAGAGATACCTTTATTACGCGGCCTGTTAATAACATGAACATTAACGACTACACGGGAATTCCTTACGACTTTCGCAAACGCAATTGCTGGCATCACGTGCGTATTGTCCGTGCGGATGCCGGGTTAGCCACACCGGCGTTCGACGCTACAAGCCCAACGGCAATTAACGACGCGTTTGACGAAGGGCATCGCAACACGAAGGGGCTTACGAAAATTGATAAGCCTGAGAACTTGTGCGCGGTTCTTATGGGTAGGCGTCGCGGCGGCAGAATCGTGTGGCACGCCGGGGTCTACTTTGACGGAATGGTGAGTCATTGCGAGATGGCCTCCCGTCAGGTACGGCTAGACCGGCTTGTTGACCTGAGCGACCTGTACACGGAGATTGAATTTTGGCGATAATCCTGCACTACACGCGAAATGCTAACGGTGTTTTCGACCGCACAAAACACGTCGGGATGCCGATGGAGTTTGTCGTTAACCGTATTCCTGACGGCGTGCCTGTGCGCGTCTACCTCGGCGAAATTGGTGATGATACAGACGTAACGGACGACTTCGAAGCGCTTAAAGACGAAGACGCGGTGTATCACATAGTAGAAGGAGCTGGTGGGGGTGCGCTTGTAGTAGGTGCGCTTGTTGCGTTGGTCGTCGTCGCGGCTACGGTTTTACTAACTAAGAAACCGAATCTGGCGGTAACAGCGACAAATAACCAAGCAAAATCCGCTAATAACAGCCTTACTGACCGCTCCAACAAGCCGCGTCCTTACGAGCGCTCCTATGACATCTGCGGGACTGTGCAGACAATCCCTAATGACCTGATGCAGACGTATAAGGCGTTCGACAATATCGGGAATTTACTAGAATACTCGTACTATGACGCCGGGCGGGGGCATCTACATATTGAGGCTGATGGGGTCACAGAGGGCGATACCCTGATAAGTGACATCACAGGCTCCTCTGTTGCCGTGTATGCGCCATATACCTCCCCGAACAACACCACATCTCCGCAGCTACAAATCGGGGACGTCATTGACCAGAAACTCTATGTGACATACTCCAACGACGACGTTGACGGTATTGTACTGAAAGCGCCAAACGACATCGGGGCTAACCCAAGCGCCGATGGCACCGCGAAACGTATTTCAAACACCGGCTACATCTATGACCCGTCGGGTGACTCCGCTTTTTCTGAGTTTCTTAGCGTCGGTGATGTCGCGGTGCTGAGCAACTTTGACGTTGCAGGCGTCACTAACCTTAACGGCTCGTTTGAGGTTTTATATGTCGATGACTTCGAAGTAAGACTGGCGGTGAATGGTGCTTCTAATTGGGACGCGTTAACCAGTGGGCAGACGTATACCTTAACAGAGCGTTCTGATACTTTCATTGGTCCGAGAGACACCTACGACGTATCCCTGACCGACTGGTATTACATGGTGCGCGGAGAAGTTGACCGGGTGCTTGCTAACGTTTCCGGGCAGAACGGCCTCTACAAATACGACGGTGGTTATAGCCGAGCCAATGTAACCGTAGAACTCCAGTACCAGATGATCGATTCTCAGCGTAACCCGATTGGTGATATCCACACCGTACAAGGCACCGTTACCGGTAATAGCACGGATTACGTTGGCACGTCTATCTACGGGCAATTGCCTACTGCATCGCGTTTCCGCGCCCGTATGCGTCGTATAACGAATTTTGATAAGGACTACGACGGTACCGTAAGCGATGAGATAACATTCATCAACCTGTACGGGCAGTCTCTGGACACAACCCCGCACTACGGCAACCGGACAACAGTACATTGCGCCCGTAAACAGACACCGCGGGCCACTAGTATTGACAACCCTGAACTGCGCATGATTGCGACTGAGATGTGTTACAAATACCTCGGAAATGGGGTATTCGATACGGTAATGACACCTAATACGCAGGCGGTGCAATCACTAATTCGACTGGCCCGCGACCCGGCGGTAGGTAACTTAGAACTGACAACCGCAAACATGGACAAGTTACTTGCCGTGCAGGAAGAGATTGAATCCTATTTTGGCAGCGAATTAGCGGGACAATTCTGCTACACGTTCGACGACTACGACACCACGATGCAGGACATCGTTCAGACTATAGCCGAAGCCGTGTTTTGTACTGCGTACCGTAAAGGTGCAGACATTATGCTGCGTTTCGACCGTCCGGTTGCAGGGCCTGAAATGGTGTTCACCCACCGCAGTAAAACTACCGGTACAGAGAAATGGACGCGCACATTCAACGATTCTACTACCTACGATAGCCTGTCGTTCTCGTACATCGACCCGGATACAAACGTACAGGAAACTATTTATATCCCGGAAGAACTCGGTGCAAACACTGAGGAATACGAATCGAAAGGCGTGCGCAACTATCAGCAGGCGTACTGGCTGGCGTGGCGTCGCTATCAGCGCAATGCGTTAAGTAAAGTTGTCGTAGAGTTCGAAGCTACCGAAGAGGGGGCACTCGCTACACCGGGCGGCGTAATCAGTGTCGTTAAAGGCTCGCGTATCGCGCCGCAGGATGGCTATGTTGTTGCCGTTAATGGTCTTACGCTGACACTGTCACAGCCGGTTACGTTTACCCCCGGCGATGACCACTCCATCATCCTCAAGAAGCGCGATGGCTCCGTGCAGAGTATTTCTGTTATCAAAGGAAACCACGACCGCGAAGTGATTATGCTCTCCGCGCCGGAGGAAGCAATATACACGGGGAATAGCGCACTAAAAACTGAGTTTTCATTCGGCAACGAAGCAAGGCATAATGCACAGAAGATAGTTGTTTCTTCAATCGACCCGGGCGACGACCGCACGGTCAAGATTACAGGCTACAACTATGACGACGGATTCTATAAATACGACGGCGTCGCTCCATACGGTAGCGGTTTCTCCGACGGATTCAGCAATGGTTTTAATTAAAGAGGACTCTATATGTCAAGCGGATGCGGTGACGTTTTAAGCCTGGCGGATTTACAGACCGCCAAGAAACACCAGATTTTCGAAGCCGAGGTTATCACCGGCAAATCCGGCGGTGTTGCAGGTGGCGCCGATATTGATTACGCGACAAATGCCGTTACAGGGCAGACCCAAAAGACGTTACCAGCCGTGTTGCGTGACGCTGGTTTTTCTCTGGTGTCATGGGACTTTTCCACTGGTGGTACGTTAACCGCTAATGACCGCGACAAAGTGGTGTATGACCCTGTAAGCAAGACGTGGTACTCGTATACCGGGACTCTGCCGGTTGTTGTCCCCGCATCGTTTAACCCGGTTGGTAACGCTAACTGGAAGCCGCAGACTGACCCGGATTTGCGCAATGATTTATCCAGCACAGACAATGCGACATTAGGTGATGCCATGGTCGGCGTCCGACAACCATTTACCGACGCTGTCGGCAGGACGCAACACGATAAAAATAGAGAAGTAGTTTCCGTTCTGGACTTCTATTTAGGTACTGACCCTGATTACACAAACGCCCTTAACCGAGCGCTTACAGCTAGTAACGGGGTGCTTGTACCGCAAGGGGAGTATAGTACGTCGCTACTCTCCCACCCGACATGCTCTCTATTCGGAACAGGGGGTGGGGTTTTAAAACAATCAAACGATTCTGGAAACCACTTAATCTTTGATAAACCTGCAGGAGGGCTACTTAGCACCCTGAGTATTGTAGGAAATAAGGCAACGGACTCCACACAGGGTCAGCAGGTTTCCTTCGCCGGTGGGCGGGACGTTACTATTAAAGGTATTGATTTTAAAAATGCAAAGGGAACTGGATTTAGTTTAATAGCATACCCTAGTGATGGGGGTCCGTCTGGATACATTGTAAGCGGCATACGGGGCGACTACTCCGGGTATGCTACAAATAAAAAAGCGGGGTGCGTGCTGTTTGAGTCCGCAAGTAATACTATAATCAACGATGTTATCGCCCGAAACTACCCCCAATTCGGGGCGGTTGAGTTGAAAACAGATGCTAAATGTAATGTTGTTAGTGGCGTCATTGGGCAAAGCTGTCAGCACGTTGTTTATAATGGCACCGAGACGACCAATGCCCCTAGCAGTAATATTATCAGTAATGTTGTTGCTAATAACGCTAAGTATGCCGCTGTGGCCGCCGGCAAGGGTTCAGGTAATCTGGTGACAAATGTTGTAGCTGATTACTCCTCCTCCGAGGCCACGCAAGCACACGGCGTTACATTACAAGGCAACTATAATGCCGCTGATAATATTCTAATGGTTGGGTGCAGCGGAACTAATAGTTTAGGGCAAACGCAAACCGCGACTTCTATTAGGTTTTTAGACAGAGCTAGTAATAACTACGCATCGGTTTTCCCTATGTATAGTGCTTCCGGGGTTGTTACACTAGAGACAGGGACTACCCGTAACTTTGTGGAAGTAAAGCACCCTGGACCCAAGAACAGTCTTCTTAGTTCACTATCTACTATAACCGGGGTCTCTAGCATTGATGGTACTACCACCAGTAACGTGGTACACGCCCCCGCTATAGGACAATACATAGGGTCCATGTCCGGTAGGTTTGAGTGGTTCACTAAGTATATAAATACTTCTGCATTGCCTTTTGTGACAGCTGATAAATTCAGACTAATTTCCGATGGGGCTACATCTTTGGCTATTGGTGGAGGTACGACCTCTCAGATAAAATTACTCACATCTAATGGTACTTATCGAACTATTGCTCTGGTTGGGGGTAATTTACGCTTAGCCTCTGACGCATCGGCGTATATTCAAATAGCCCCGACGGCTATTACACCATCCAGGGCAAACACCGTCGCTATCGGGTCGGCAAGTCGCGCTTTGTCCGGCGGATTCACTCAAACAGCGTTTACGGTTACGTCTGACGAGAGAACCAAGACACTACCCCTGGAATTAACTGACGCTATATTAGACGCTTGGGCTGAAGTTAATTTAGTTCAATATAAGTACCTGGATAGGGTTGCAGAGAAGGGGGAGGATGCAGCTAGGTGGCACTTTGGAGTAGTAGCCCAACGAGCAATTGAGGCGTTTACCCGGCACGGGTTGGACGCGGCTAAGTACGGTTTCCTGTGCTACGATAAGTGGGAAGCGTCTCCGGAAATTATTGATGAGGAATCTGGGGAAGTATTAACAAAAGCTACGGCGGCAGGGGAGCGGTATGGTATTCGTTATGATGAGGTATTGATATTAGAGGCTGCGTTACAGCGACGTAAAGCAGCTCAGTTAGAGAAAAGGATTATAGCGCTTGAGACATTAGTGGCTACCCTGACAAACAGTTAAATAAACAAGGCCCCAAACGGGGCCTTTTCTCTACTCTTCTGATAGCTTCTCCAGAACAAACGCCAGTTGCGCATTAGCTGCGTCTCTTTGCTGCCGTAGTCGTAGAACCTCTTCTTCAAGTTCCTTGATACGTTTTTGCAATGCTGGAATCGGGGCTATGATGTTCATTTCTTACCTTCGCTTTTCTTGAAACTGCGCTTTATATCCGGCAGAGTGTAGCATCGTGACTTTTCGTATTTACCGTCCGAGCTTACCAAAACAAAGCTGTTGCCGTCTTTTGATATGTACTCGATGGTGAAAGTATTGAATGAGTGTATGCTGTATATTTCATCGCCAACATTAAGTTTCATTTCTTACCTCGTCTCTTCATGTAATTAAGCAATTCTTCCTGTACAGATTTCTTCTCGTCGGTGCGCGCGGCAACAACCTCATCCAGCGTGTCTTTAGCGACGATGTGATAGAGGAACACCGGGCGCTCGTGTCCAGCCTGTTTCTGACGAACAGGGCCTATGCGCTCGACAACCTGCAAATAGTGCTCGAGGTTCCACCCCTGACTTATAAACGCCAGATGATGCCCTCCATCCTGTAAATTCAAACCATGCCCGGCTGACGCGGGGTGCACGCATAAGATTTCGATTTCACCGCGGTTCCACGCTTCCATCTGCTTATTGCCCTTCGCACCTTTGGCGAACGCCTGTGCCTGAGGGAATCGCTTAAGGATACGCTCAAGTTCGTGCTTAAACTGATAGGCCACTAGTAACGGTGCACCCTGTAGCTCCTCCACAATCGACTCTAGCGCATCCAGTTTCGTGTCGTGCACTTTCTCCCAGTCTTTGGTTGCTTCGCCGTCCGGTCCTGATACATACACAGCACCAGATGCAATCTGTAAACACTTCGACGTCTTTGCTGCCGCGTTAGCCGCTTCGACTTCTCCGCTCTCCAGCTCAGCGAATAACTTCTCCTCCATATCGATGTACGCCTGACGCGCTTTCTTCGGCAGGTCGATTTCAACCGGCACAATAATCGGCGCTTCACAACCGAACCACTCGGCAGGGTCGATGGTCAGGCTGATGTCTTTCATCTTCTGATGAATTTCATTATCTGCACCCGGTCGCGCATGATATTCACGCACCATAGCCGACTTACCTTTCTGTACCGAGTTAAACCAGCGGTCTGTGAATGCCGTATACGAAGAGCCGAGGCGCTCGCCAGCGTCGATAAACCAGTTCTGACCCCACAAGTCTTTGAGGCCGTTTGGTGACGGTGTGCCTGTCAGGTTGATGAAACGCTTAACCTTTCCGAACGCAACCTTGCTGAGCGCCTTTGCCCGCTTGCTACCACCCGAACGGCTGCGGAACGATTTAAGCTTCGTGCTTTCATCGGCAACGATAACCGTAAAAGGCCAGTCGTCTTTGCCGTAGTAGTCAATTAGCCACTCGATAACTTCGTAGTTAGTGCACACCACGTTAGCATCTGACTCCAGCGCCGCGATGCGGCGCTTCTCCGAACCAGTTGCATCTACGACACGCAGACAAGGGAATTGCCATTTCTCTTGTTCAGCGGGCCACGTACCGGACGCAACACGTAACGGGGCAAGGATTAACACGCGGTCCTCTTCCGTAAGCTGCCCGTTGCGGAACAGGCGGTTGAGCACCCACATAGTGGAGGAGGTTTTACCTCCCCCCATTCCGCACCAGATATTACAGCGCGGGTGTTGCAGCATGAACGAAGTCATGAGCTTCTGGTACCCTCGACGGATAAATTTAGACATGTTCAATCCTTAACGTAGAGTACCAGCTCTTTACGCCCGAACGCGGTAACGTTGCCTGTTACATCTTCGATAACCAGTTTACCGTTTGACTCGACGAACACAGTATCAACGGCAACAGGCTGGCGGGTCTTAACGTTGAAAATCATGTCGCCAGGTACGATGTCACGTGCCGGCTTGCGGTCATATTCGTGTTTCATTTCTCAATTCCTTATATTGTTGGTGTATGGCTAACTATAATAGTTTGCTATTAGGTCGTCAACCTGTTTAAACGAACCAACGACAAAAACATTTGCACCACGTTTACGCATCCGCTCATGCTCACGTAACTGGTGCGGGTCAGGCTTCGTGTTTTCGTCTTTCTTAACCTCGACGAACCAGACGATGCCGCCGGGGAGAATTACCAGCAGGTCAGGGGCGCCGGAGCGCCCCTCGTACGAAAGTTTACGAACGAGGCCCCCCAGGGCCTCGAATCGCTCTTTTGCGTATTTCTGCACACGCCCCTCAGGCGTACTCATCTACGCACCCCTCCCGTTTTGTATGCTCAATGCCACAGCGCGGACAGATTCGGCAGTCTTCTTCGTAGAACCAGTAAATTTTCATTCCGGCACCCACAGATAAATTGCGACTAACATACCCAATACGGCGACCATCATGCCGTATTGACCCTCGTGGCAGTAGACACCGGCGGCGAATCCCGCCAGTACCGCGATAATCAGTTTACTTAGCATAGCGCTTCATCTCCGCACCTTCCGCTACAAGAGGGAACCCCCCCGCCCACTCTGGCAACGCACACATTAATTTTTCCAGTTCAGGCACCGTGTAATCCGGCGTATCTGGAGTTTCACATACCAGTTCATCGTGTACCGAAAGCACGATGGGATACCCGCCACCCTCAACATTAATCATCGCATATGCGAGTAAATCACGGCACAGCGCCTGAACAATGTTTTCGCAGGCTTTGCCGCCGTGTGTGTACAGGGTAGTCCATTGGCGGGTTAACTGGTTTTCACCTTGGTACTTGATTCGCACATTCGTGTTTACCCGTCCATCTTCGTCTGTTTCCTTTGTCACACTAACGCCGATTCCCGGATACGAGAGGATACGGCCTGACGGCAACTCCATACACAACCACCAGCCAGGAACCTTCCTGCCCGACGAATCAAATTCTACGGTACGCCATATGCGGATAGCCCTTTCACCATTCCGGCGCAAGTGTGCCCCGGCCCAAAATTCACGACCAGGATTACGAACAGCGGCTAAAATTCCGTCTTTAAGGTCGCGCCAGAACGCTACTGTTTCCGGGTGTGACTCGCGCCACATATGCTTGATTGCATCACATGTGCGCCACACTTTCTTGTCCAGAATATATGATGGTCGGTCATCCTTTTCACCGGGATGCGGTGGTCGCTTGGCTTCCTGAATACGCGCCCACTCGTACCCGCGTGCAGTGGCCGACCAGATATGGTCCGGGAATGTACCGTCCATTGTTTTTGCCATCTCAATAAGGTCAAGACCTAGGTTTTTAGCAAACGTAACGAACGCTCCAACGCCGCCCTCGTAGCCGAGGCCAAGCTCGCAGTTATGCGCCACAAGAAAGCCAGAGTCTGAGGCTATAAGAAAACGGTTGCCGTCTTCCACATCAAT